TTCATATTCTATTTTGTTTTCTATAATAATAAATATAACACAACATCTACAAAAGTCAAATACTACAATAAAAAAAAGAAAAAAAAATTAAGCCATAGCAGACATCATCTCACCATCACTTGACCTCTTATCTACTTTGGTAATGTATAATCGTTCAAGGGTGATTAAGAAACTTTCCATTTCTGACTGGTACTGCTCGACTGATAAGGTATAGATATCCCTCTCCTTGAGTTGTAGTTTCATATCTAATGTTGTGAGGAATATATGTGCTACTGTTTCACCAAACTCTCTCTTGAGTTTTTTATAACTTTGTATTGTGAAGTAGTCGAACTCTAATGGTTCAAGGAACATAGATGTTAGTTCCTTACTGATTGATTCAATAGGAAACTTGAATGTGGTATTGTCTTTAACAACACTTTCCAATAATGGTATTAAGGCTTGTTGTTCCATATAAAAAAGAGGGGAGGTAAAATAGAATAAAAATGGATAATGGAAGCACTATTAGAATAGTTAAAAAACCTCCCCTCTATATCTTTAACTGAACTCAAACGAACTAACTTCGTTGTCTGAATTGAGTTTGTATTTTATTGTCTGACCTATAAGGCCTGGCTGTATTTCTTTTTCTGTTTCTATCAATAAAGGTTCATCAATTCCTTCAAGGATAAGATTGTAGAATAATCTACTTGGTCTAACTTGATTATAAAGTTTCTCAACTTTAATTAATTTCAAATCTAAAATCTTGTGTTCCTTATTCTTCATATAAATAAATATCAAATAATATAAAAAAAATCAACTCCTTCTTTTTCTAATAATGAAAAGAGCAATAATATATCCTAATAATATTTGTAATGCTAATATATCTACTTTCATACCAGTTGCTATTCTAATTCCTTTAACCGAAGGTTTCTTACTTACGGGTTGATATGTGAGTGCTTATCCCATAGTTTTCACTATAGAATAACACACTCGTAGTCATTACTTACTTGACTGGGAGTATTATAGTATCAAGGGAAACTATAACTTGGAAGCAACTTTAGATTGACCCTTCAACCTATTTACTATACACCTTCTTCCTTTGTGCTGGTGCTGACTTGTAATGTAAATTATCCCCTTGTAAGTCGTAATAGAATAACGCAAGTGTTATGTTTCCGCCCATTATCCTATACAATAAATAGTTGATAAATTATCAAAAGTCAAATCAACCCCAAATCTTTTGGAGAAAAATGATAATTAAATGTTTGTTTGGGATTAGATGGTTTTAGACCATACTTGATACAGAATTGTTCGTGTATATCATTTTCATCATTCAGGGAATAACCCACAGCATTTAGAAACTTATACATATCAACATAATCACCTTCCTTCAATCCTGTTAAAGTCAAAGGTATTATTTCGTTTTTGATTATCTTATGTTTTGGAATTAAAATACCACTATTCTGGCACATTTTGCAACGAGCAGTATAACCATCAGCAGCATTCTGTTTGTGAAATTGACTCACCTTCTTTTCTTTATTACAAGCTCTGCATAATTTCGTTATTTCGGGTTCTATATTCATAATGATATAAGTATATCAAAAGAATAAAATAACTCAAGGAAGGGGTGTTAAAATAAGAATTAGGACTATTTCCAACCCTGTGCTAATGAAGCAATATATCTTTGTTGATATTGACTGTAGCAGAAACCAGCACGAACACCTCTGTCTTTCTTTTTTTCACGAACCATATCATCACCCATACATCTTCCCATAAACTCATTAAGTGATTCTTTGGATTTTGGTGAGTATTCAAACTTTTTTCTACCGAACTCTTCACTCATAGCGACTACTCCACCTTGTTGTCCGTCATTAGGTTTTCTTGGAGAACAAGCATCTTTAGCATATTTCTTTGTGTATCCTGCTGACTGGTGTTTCTCCATACAATCGGTTGTAGGTAATGTGGCAAACTCCTCACTCTCTTTTGTGGCATAATTGAACCCTTGTGATACTTCTGTTTCAAGGTCGTCCATATCGTCTGTAATGTCTTCTGTTGAGGACATCTTGTCCCAATAAGAATAACACACGGCTAATCTTTGGTCTTGTTCTGGTAAAGCATCTTTTTCAACATTCATACATCTTGATATGAACTCTTGTTCGGTTTCGTTTGATTGAGGTTTGATAGGCATTCTATAGTGAGTTTTTCTTTAATTTTATATTTTCGGCATGTAGTTCATCTACCTTCTTTTCTAAATCCTGTATCTTGATGTTTAATTGGTGTATCTCTTGTTTTAAGTCCTCAATTATATTGTTGTATAATCCAATAGCAAGTTCAAGGTTGCGAAGGACTTGATTGTCCGTATCGGCTTGTTGTCTCTTACGACCTACAAACCAACCAGCAAAACCTGTAATAGCATTAGATATAAAAAGTAATATTGTTTCGTTCATATTAATCACAATTTACACATGCACCATATTCTGGTCCTTGATAATATGGTAGGTTTCTATACCAGTCATTTCTTCTTGGTGGTTTTCTCATACCAGGAGCAATATGAATACCAGCAAAGTATGTTTGAGATGATGATGGCATACCATCTTTGTCGGTATAAGAATAATACCACGGATAATCACTTGGAAATGCTTGTACTCTGTCTAATAATCTTTGAGCATAAAACTCGTAGCGTCCCTGTTCTATTTCTCTCAAGTAAGACATACCTTTAATGTCTATTGATGTGCCTTGGTCTGTATTACCTATTGTGATGGCTTTATTCATCTTACGAGCAAATACTTCAGGCATGGCTTCGTAGAAACTACGATGAATTAGGTAAGGTGCGATGTATTCGTTCAACATAATACTATCTGCTTGGGACATAGTCCCACCTGATAATTGAACCGACTTTACCAACTCCATATAGTAGTCGTAGCCTTTGCTTCCTATGAGGGTTTGGAGGCCTAATTCTTGCGCCATATAGATTGTGCTTGTTAGCAAAGCCATATCTATATTTTGATTTAAGGTCGAATACGCCTTGAGCTTTGTCTCTGAAATTAAAAGTACTGTAGCCATTTGTTATATTCCTTTTGCTATATCAATTTGTTCTTGAACCTCTTCTGGTAAGATTTGGTTTTGCTCAATACCCAATTTGATTATTTGTTTAGTTTTTAAGAACAGGAGTTTCTCAAATGTCTTTAACATATCCTCTTGAATAGGAATAATCCTTGTCTGTAAGAATAGATTGTAAGCGTCTAACATTTCTGCTCTGCCTCCTAATTGTCCTGATGTTTTGATTCCTAATAACATCGGTGATGATATACCCCAAGCAGTTAAGATTGTTTGGTCTATCTGTGGAGCCATTTGTGAATACCAAGCATCACTTGCGTTGTTCGGTATTGGACTTATGATAGGGGCAGTTTCAGGATTCTCACTAAAGAATAGGAAAATCTTGCCTGCGTTATTACTTGAGGTATATTTGGATTCTAATTGTCTCATCAAAATATCTCTCTCTTCTTCACTTGGAACACCATTTGTGAAACTCACAGACATACTCGGCATCATAGAGTTTTGAGTGTTATTCAAGTGGAAGTTTCTAATTTCAATATCTAATTGACTTGTAGTCAAAGAAGCAATCCAATCAGGAGCTGGATAATAAGACATCATCGGTTGGTATTTCTTTACATAGTAAATCATACTCGGTGCGTCTTCACTAACCATATTAAACGATGGCATTTCAACTGGCTTCCATTTTTGAGGATTGATTTGTGTTCCCTTCCAATCTACAGAATAGAAGTAAGTATCCACATTACCGAACATATCTTCTTTACCTGCTCTCAATCTTGAGAAGTCAGTATGGTATATTTCAGCAATTCCTCCGTCATTTGACTTTACGATATTTAACGCATAACCTCCAAAGATAATTCGGTCGACAACACATTTCTCATAGACCTCATATAAGGTCTCACTTCTGTTTGCCATTCCAATAGCATTAGGGTCTCCTTCCTTTACAATAAGGTCTTTACCCTTAACACCATACATAGTAGCATTAGCACAAGCACGAGTGATTGGTGAGTATTGATAGTTTGTTAGAAGGTGATTTGGAAACATATTATCGTCCCCGTAGAACACCCAAGGCTTGTTTTTGATTACCTCTTGGAATTGTGGTACATAAGCAGCATTAAACTCCTGAATATGTAGTCCCATTTTGTTTTTATCGTTCATTACTAATAAATATCAATTTTTTTCTTTTTATCCATATTATTAAGGACAACCCATATATCCTGCTGATTGTGGCATTCCACTAACTAAATTCCAAGTTGAGTTTATTGGAGCATACTTTGCGTAATATGTTCCTGCTAATATTGTTAAACCTGTATTTAGATAAAAAGTATCTGTTGGGTTATAGTCAAACCAAAGTTGTTTATTACCATATAATACAACATCAATATTTGTGTTGATACAAGCGTTTCCTTGAGTTGAACCCGTTGAAACAGGGAAAGCATAAACACCTGGAGGTAATCCACCAGTAGCACTCGGAGTTGGTGTGGTTGTCGGTGTAGCCGTATTAGTTGGTGTGATAGTAGGTGTGGCTGTGTTCGTCGGGGTGTTCGTAGGAGTTCTTGTAGGTGTAGCCGTGTTGCTTGGAGTAATACTTGGGGTCGGAGTGTTAGATGGTGTAATACTCGGTGTTAGTGGTTGTTGGCAAGCTTCCTCCTCTTCACTTACATAAATAACTTGTGAGAAATCCTCATCATTCGAGATATAAGGTTCAAAGAAACATTCTTGTGTATTATCATCACCAACTATTACCCACGCTCTTCCACTCTCCAATTTGTTATAGGATAATGACGGGTCGGTTGAAGCAGAGGTTATGTTCTCATAGATGGAATAGTAATACTGTCCCAAGTATTCAAAATTAACTTGAGGTGGGACAAGAGACAAGTTTGTTGTCGGTGATTCCACAAACCTAAACTTATCATAACGAACATTACTTGTGATTACCTGTGGATAAAAACTTGTTCTTTCCTTTGAGGCTATGTGTTGGAACGAAAAAAGATAATAAGGGTTTGGCAAGGTCTTATTCATAGACACAGTTGCAATCAAATTATTTACCTCGTTCTTCCTTATTATTAACATCTTCGCTTATTATGTAGTGTGCGTCAAGTTTATCGTCTATTAAAATAAATAGTACATTCATATTATGGTCTCGTTGGGGTGGGGGTGGGAACAGGTAATGGACTATTCCACTCATCATATCTCCATTTGTCCCTCAAATAATCCTGTACTTGTTCTTGCTCACTTGGGCTTAATGTTCTATTGAAGACCATAATTTCACCTATTTCAATACCTGGATTAACAGTACTTGTTGAAATAACACCAGCATTACTAAATGAAATACCTAAAGCAATTGAGTTAATAGGACTAACTGTGGTACCAGTAATAAGGTTTGGTTGTGTTCCACCTGATTGGTTCAACTCAAAATAAGGTCTGTTATTACTAAACTCACTCACTTGTGTGTATAAAAACTTGTTATTCAACGATGTTGCAGAAAAACCATTTATTGGATTAGCAGTTTGTATACCATTAATAGCGGTGGTTAATTGTGCATTATTTGAAGTAGCACCGATGAACATATTATAATTCAACGTAGCAGGTGTGTTAAATCCTCCTGTGGTATTACCCGACACAATAAATAAATTGAATGCCAAACCATTCGGGTCTCCCGAGCCACCATAGGTATAACCAGGATTAGCAAACACCACAAAAGTTGTTATACCTGATTGTGGTATTGGTGTCATATCAAAACGCTGTGTTAAGAATTGTCTTAATGCAGTGTTGGTTGATTTGTTCCATCTAACAATACGAGGGGAACCTGGCATTTGACTTGAACCAGACCAAATAGGCATCGTGTTGGTAGTTGTACCACTAACGGCTTTTTGATAAGTTCCTATTGACCTCCAAGTTGATACATAATCGGTTCCACCTGAACTGATGTAATCTATTGAACCCAAGTTTGTGGCATCATACCATAAAGCAGGTGTTTCAGGTAAAATATAAGGGGTAGAACTTGGCGTTGGTGTTAAGGTCTGCGTTGGTGTGTTAGTTTGTGTTGGTGTAAAACTTGGCGTGGGTGTCGGGCTCACATCAGGTGCTGGTGTCTGTTGACCTATAACAGTTCCTCCTTGTTGAATGGCATTCTCGAAACCATCAACTCTCTTAAATCTTGACCTCTTGGCATCCCAACTATCAAACGCATTAGCGTTGAGAGGTGTTTTAGTTTTTCCTTCAACTTGTTTTTGTGGTGAAAAATAGGTTTGTTGTTTTCCTAATACACCCCAAGTTCTTTTATCTATATTCCTGCTCATAGTTTTTTTTGGCTAAAGAAGTTGGGGGAGAGCGTATCTCCCCCGAACCTCATATTATTTAACAAGCACAAGCCGTTAAAGAAAGTCCTACTAATGTAGATTGTAGAGAACCTGCTAATTTCTTTGCTGGTTCCTTCTCAAAACCTTCTAACACGACTGTGTATCCGTATCTGTCTGCGAAAGCAGTACCAGTTTCCGCTGTACCTGTTTGGAGTGCGAGACCGAAGTCCTCACCCAAATAGAATATATCACCTTCATTTGTCTCAACAAATACCTTTAAGTTGGTATTTTGAGCCAAGAGTTTGATTTGGTTTCTTGTAGATTGTTGTAATTTTAGGAATACTAAATTAACAACTTGATTATAAACTACAGTACCATTTTCTAAACTCGCTTGGATTGTCTCAACAAAGTTTGATGTATTCTTTTCAACTTGGAACTGATATACAGTTCCACTTAAAGCACCAACTGTAAGGATTTCTTGGTCTCCGTTCTCGGTAGTTCCAGTAACGCAACCAGCAACGACATAAGCAGATTTAATACCACCTACAGAATCACGACACCCTTTACATATGTTAGCACTTGTAAAACAAGATGAAAAACTCATAACTTTTGTTTTTTAATTTTTTGACTTTTCAAGTCCGTTTATTTTTAGGTTAATCCGTTAGTGATTACGAAGTTCGGCCACGCGATTTGTACGCCGATTTTAAAATTCGAACGTAGGCGAACCTCGTCAAAATCAACTGAGTAGAACATTTTTAGATTATCCATATCACTCATTAAATCCACACCTGCTACTAAATAGCCAGCTGGTGCTAACATAATAAGGTTAGAGTTTAATAAACCTCCTACTGGATGAACTAAAATGTTCGTAGCTGGATGGAATGTTTTGAACTCCTCATAAGAACCTTCAGGATTGAAGTGATAATAATTTGCAGTTCTGTAGTTAATAAGGTACTTACGATAATTCGCATGACTCATAAACACAACCCAGTCAGTTCTGTTTACAACATCATCAGGGATTTGCTCAATCAAACTATCAACTTGTGCTAATGCTGTAGTTGAAGCGATTGGAGTTTGCCCAGTCACAACAATACCACCAGTAACTGTTGTAGTTCCTGAACCTTGTTGTCTTACTAATTCCTTGAAACCAGAGAAACAAGTTGTTGCTGAAGAAGCACCCCAAATTTGGTTCTCCACATACTGGGATATCTGTGCCACCTTGAGCTCTGAAATTTGCTGCTCGAAGGGCACTGTCTCTGGAGTTGAACCAGGAGTCAATAATTGACCTAACCAGTAGTTATTCAAGTCAGCAGGACATAATGTCTCGTTAACTTTATATTGACACACAGTAATATCTCTCTGTGTGTAGATTGTTGAGCCCGATGGACTCCATCCGCATTGACCCTCTTGAACTTCAAGATTAGAGTTCAATAGATTAATCGCTTGACTACCCTTAACCCCTGGTTGGACTTTTATTAGACGGATAGTTTCTGATTCCAAAATTGCTCTTCTAATCAATTCACCACCAACCTCATCTGTGTAAGTAGATAAAGATGATAAATTAAAATTGAAGTCATACTTTTTGTTTGCCATAACTTTTGTTATTTTTTTTAATTTAATTTATTTTTTAGAACCTTGTCTGATAGAAACTAATTGAGAGATGTAATCATCTTTCGCTTGGTTTAATTCAGTTTGGATTTGGTTTTTACCCATTCTTAATGGTTCTCCCGCTGGTTCTTTAGCGAACTTGGAGACCTTCTTTTTCATTTCCTCTTGGTCTGCTACGATACTATCAATTTTTTCTTTGATTTCTCCTAATACAGCCATAAGTTCTTTCTTAAAGCCTTCCATATTGTCGTTGCCTTGAGATAAAGCAGGTGTAGTCATTCCCATTTCTTCTTCAACTGATTTTTTATCTTCAGCTTTCATTTCAACATTTTCTCTTTCGGTGATTTTTCCGTCTTTAGTCATAATCTTGATGAGGACTTCCTTACCTTCTGTGTCTTTGAGTTTTAACTCATGCTCACCATCGGGTGCTGGTTGTTCTGCTCCATCAGGACTTACAACTTTAACTTCTTCACCGACATCAAATGTTGGGGATTTTACTACAGTACCATCCTTTAGCATCGCTTCTACGAAGTTTTCATTCTTTTCCATATTGTCGTAATTTATTTTTTGGACTTTTCCGTCCTTGATTGTTATTTTGGTTGTATCATCTAACTCAAACTCACCATCAGGTGCAGGGATTTGTCCGTCTTTATTGATAATATAAATAGGCTCCCCTACCGTCAAATCACCTTCAGTAATGATTTCATTACCATTTTCTTTGATTTTATAGGAGTTGAACTTATACAAGCCAAGTAGTTTATTAATTTTGCGTATAGCATCTTGGTAATTCGTCATACAAATTGTTTTAGGATATCTTTAATTTTTTCAACTATTGCGGTGTTGTCCTTCATAAACTTTGCCTTCTCAAGGAAATAACCTTGAACGGAATATCCATTCAATTTACCTTCCTTTATCTTGTTCCATATAGCATCGTCTTCTATCTTCATAGAAACCATCCAAGTTCCTTTAGGATAATTCATACCGAATACCTGTTGTTTATCGTGCTGTGGGTCATCAACTATCCAACTTTCAACCACAGATACTCCATTAAGAAACTTTCGTCCGTGCTCGATATTTGTTTTGTCTAACAACTTCTCAATCATAAACTTCTGTTGAAGTTTCTTTATAGTTTCTTCAGTAAAATACACATAGTATATCTCACCTGTTATTTCATTTCTTCTAATAATCATCTTATCAGGAACCATAGCTGGACCTACAACCATTTTCTCTTCCATAGAAAACACAGAAAAACTCATCTCGTTTCTTATAGATTTTAATTTGTCTTTAGCCCAATTAATTCCTGTTGTTCCACCCCATCCTAACCAAGCAACATAACCTCTATCCTTCCAAGGTGTGTCTTTGTATTCAGGTGATACTTCACTATTCTTTTTATGTCTCTCAAAACCAGACATTCTGGCTATTGTTTCCTCACTTATCTTTTCACCATTACATAATTGATTGGCTCTTATCCAACCTACTTGAGTCATACCATCCACCTCATCACTACCATATTCTTCCTTCCACTTGATTACTTTACAAGCGTTATTTCTAACTGAAGCGGGGTAGTCATCGTATGATTGAAACTCTTGTCTCATCATCTCTAATTGTTCCTTATCATCGATATAACCTTCCCAACTAAAATCTTCTTCTATTGAAGACATATTATACTTTGGATGGTCTTTTGGTAATAGGTCATAGTCAGTTGTATATTTCTTGTTCTGTGGTCTTCCGTTCTTTAATAAATAAAGAAACGCATTTACACGAGCATAAGCCCACTGTTCGCTTGACCTCACCTTTGGTGAGTGTGATACATTAAACGCTCCTAATCCTCTTTGGAATACAGATTTTAATGCTCCTAAAGTTGCTCTACCATTTTTGGTATTATTCTCTTTTTCGTTGAAGTCATCAACTTTTTTCTGTAAAGTTTTTTCTTGTTCTGCTGAAACCTTCGCTCCTCTCTTACCACTCGCATCACCCTTTGCTGTTCCTTCACCTTTTGGATTAGGATTAGGGGTTCCACTCTTTGGGGCTTTATCACTTGGATTTATACCACCTCTTGGGCCTACTTCAGCAAAGTTTTCCATAGGATTATCACTTCCACCTACATCATCAGGGTCTTCATCTTCGTCTGTGATATAATCAGTATCTTCTTTTGGATGTGTCTTACAAGGCATAAACAAAGTTTTTCCTCCGTAAGTGTGGGGATGGGAACCCTCACAACCAATCAACATAGCAATTGCTTCAGCATCTTCTTGTTTTTCAAATAAAGGTAATGAAGCAAGTACAGGTTTTTTAACTGGTTTCTTGATTTGGTCTACATAAGGTGATAAAGCACTTACATCAGGATTTGATGCTGCGAACCCTACTCTTGGTGGAGTATTACCTGCTGCGATTGTGGCAGTTGTTCTTGTATCTGGTCCTGGCATATCGTCTTCATCTTCTACACCTGTTTCAACTCTATCGTTATTAACAATTCTACCTGTTCTTTGATACATAAGTTGTACCCATCTATGACGACAGTTATATGAACCCCTCCAAGTAAAGATGTCGTACCCATCAGGGCCTACTTCATTTACAGAACGATTACTCATTTCCATAATGTCTTCAATACGGAATACTCTACGAGCACTCATCATTTCAGCACAGAAGGTTCTGTTTAAGTCATCCTTCGGGCCTACATACTTGTATCTAAATCTAACATCAGGAGTGTCTTGTGCTGATGGTATATTAGGATTAGAGATTATTTGAAACTCTTGTTTTCCAACCACCTTTACGGCAGTTATTTCCCAACCTTCTTTTTCAAGAAATCCTTGTGGCTCACCATAAGCGTGAAACATTTGAATTACTTGTGGTATTTTTTCATCAGCAAGAATATAGTGAGAACATTTTCCGTCCTCACAAGGTGTTTCTTGTTCTTGATTAAAATACTCAAAGTTTGCTTCGTGTGCTGGCATCTCTACCAACGCAATACCATCAAGACCTGCTTCGTCATCCCCGTCTTGAATAATCAACTCTATTATTTTTGGAGTCATATACTAATAAATATCAATTTTTTCAATTATTTCAATTCTTTATAGTGTTGAACGGGTTTTTATATTTCTATCTAACATTTGTTGGTTAGTCATATCACTCGCGACCACATAAGTTTTGATTGGTGCTTGTTGGAAAGTTAAAGAGTTTTGTAGTTGTGTTAATGCTTGGTCTTGTGAGAATGAACCTACAGCAAGTCCTCCATCAGCAAATCTTTTTCCTCCACCTATAGCGTTGATTGAAGATAGTAATGGTCTAAACATCGCTGTTGATTGTGCGTTTATCACACTCTCTCCATTACTCAACATAGCAGGTATTAAATCACTTTTTGGGCCTCCTATTCCTTGTACCAATCCTCCTGTTGCCATTCCTCTTGGTCTTGGAACTGCTGTGCCTGATGATTGTGGTGTTGAACCTCCGCCACCTCCACCTGCTCCTGGCACGGGTGTCTTGATAATATCTGCTACTGCCTTGAAACCAACAAGTCCTGTCGCTACTGCTTGAACTATCGCATAACCAGGAACAGGAACACCAGCGAATGCTCTTAACTGACCCGCAATTGCCGCATAGGTATTGATTAAAGTTGCTGCTACGGCTAATGCTTTACCCGCTACGGTATTCTTACCTGCTATATCGGCAACTGCGTTAAGAGCGTTTCCAACAGCCATCAATAACTTCTGTTGAGCGTCAAACTTCTTTTGTTCTATTGTTATTTGTGCTTCAGCGTTCTTTTGAGCGTTTGCTGTTTGGTCGTCCTGTATCTTTTTTCTTTGTTCCGCAGTTAGATTTTCTTGTGCTAATAACTTTTCGTAGTATATCTTATCTTGTTCTAACTTTTGGTCTAATATCTGTTGTTGTAAATTGAAGTCCTCACCAGCTGCTGCCATCCTATCAGCGAACTCTTGGTCTTTTGCCTTCTTACCTTCTTCAGCAGTTTTCAAGAATGTATCAACATCGCTCTTTAATCTTTTTGCGTTCTCTGTTTCAACCGCTGTGGTAAGATTTGTTTGAGCAAGCTTTATGTCTTCAATTCTTGCCTTTTCTTCTTTGGTAAGTTCCTTCTTACCTTCATAAAGTTTCAACTCATTTTCTAATCCTTGTGCCTGTGCCGCAAAAATAGCATCTTGTGCTGCTCTTGCCTCTTTCGAGTTCTCACCATACTTTTCTTTTTGTAAGTTGAATGTTGCGGTAAGGTCATCAAGTTTTCTTTTATTTGCTGCCTGTGCGTCTTTAACACTCTCATCAAAATCTTTCTTCTCTTGTTCTTTATCTTTGTTTCTAAACTCTGTCTTCTTATTGATGTAATCAGCGTCAAGTGCTGTAAGTTGTGATTGAAAGTCCTTATATTCTTTTGATGATTTAGGATATAGTTTTGCTTGGTCTTCTAATAATTTTTTCTTTGAGTTGTAAGTGTCTTGAGCATACTTTTTCTCTATCGCTAATTTTTCTTCTTCTGTTTTAGCACCTGCTAATGCGATGGCTTTAGCCTTGTCTAAATCTGCTTGTCTCGCTTTTTCAGCACTCTCTAATTGTGCCTTCTGTTTGTCTAATGCTTTTTGTCTGTCGTTCGCTTGGTCTTCAAGATTTTTCTTTTGTGTCTTCGTTGTTTGAGAAGCCCCTTCGTCGAACTTTTTGGCGGTCTCTGTGTATGTCTTACCGAAGTCCATTACTGATGACTTCGCATCTTCCCAAGCACCCGCAAAATCACCTGAAAATAATTTTTTTATTGATGACGCTAATTTACCTATTGATTGTAATAAAGTTGATATACTAACATAAACGACTTTAATAGCACTGGTAACTAATGGCATAGCTTTAACGGCTAAACCAACGAATGCGTCAAATACAGGTTCAAGTGCTGCAAATATACCACCTAAAATCTGCTCGAAGGCAATCATTATAGGTTCAAGTTTCTTCATCGCTTTTTCGTTTTCACTAAAAGCTTTTACTAACATGCCAACTAAACTTACAACAAGTCCAATACCTGTGGCTTTGAGAGCAAGACCGAACTTATTAGTTGATGATGTAATGGTGTCTAATCCACGACCTAACATACCAATAGGCCCACCAGCACCTGCTAATGCGTCAATCCAATCCTCACTCTGTCCTTTTGCTGTTTTAGCGGCATCACCAATATCATTTATTCTACTTTGTATTAGTTTGTATTCCGCACTACCAGCAACTGTTTCCCTTTGGAGTTTCTTTAACTCACGAAGAGTTTTGAGTGTTCCTTCAGCATTTATTGCTGCGTCAATTCTAACCTGTAAAGTTTGTGTTTGTGCCATTACTTATTCGTTCTCTTTTTAGCAATCTCAAAAAACTCGGGTAAGTTTTTTAATTGATTATAGAACCTATGGAACTTATCCCTTTCAGGTAATTCTTGGTTCAAGGCTCTTCTTAAATCTCCTATTGGGTCTATGAACTCAATATCTTCTGTTTTTTCAACTATCTCTGTCTTCATAATATGAAATATCATTTTTGATTTATTCGGTCATAATTCGTCTCTAATTGCTTTATAGAGGTATACAACTTCCTCCCGAACAAACATATATTCCAAGTATCTCTCCTGAACCATCAAGGTCTGCTATACGGAATGGGCCTGTATTAGTATCTGTTGAAACATTAGAATACGCTAAATAACCAGTCTGTCCTGCATATCCGTAAATGAAATCACCAATACTTAAAGTCCCATAAGGTTCGCTGGTACAATCCGTAGTTTGTATCAAGTAGTTTGTATTACAATAATCGCTACAAGTACCTCTTAATGCTCCGTGTGTATAAATTGTGTTCGTACAAGGAGGAGTTCCCGTTGGTGTTTGCGTGGGGGTAGGTGTGGTCTGTGTTCCCGTTGGTGTGCTTGTCTGTGTTGGTGTTGCTACAATAGTACCAGTCTGTGTTTGAGTCGGTGTGTTTGATGGACTCACAACTGGTGGGAAACAATCTATACCATTTCCACAAGTTCCCCCTAATATCCAATCTACACCTGTAGGACAAAGTATTTCAAGGTCATCTTCAACACAAATAGGTGTATTATAACTTGAACCTTGTTTAACACAAATATAAGTTGTGAAAGTACCATCGTTATTGTCTATTGATTCAAGTGATGATATGTTTGTTGTTGTTATTGTATCTGTACTACAATCTCTCCATCTAACACTTATACCTTCAACATCGTCCATTTCGTATGTTAATTCATAACAACTACAATTTTGAGGTGATGCCGTAGGGGTGCTCGTAGGGGTAGGCGTGGTTTCAGTTCCCGTAGGAGTGCTTGTAATCGTAGGAGTAGTCGTAGGAGTTAAAGTAGGAGTAGCACTCGGGGTTGGTGTGATAAATTGGAATATAACATTAACACAAGGACAAACAGGGACAACAGAATTAACTGTAAAGCCACTAACACACTCACCAGGTAATAATACCGAACTTAAATTAAATGTATGTATGTGGTCTCCTGACGATATAGTTTCTGTTCCCGAAAAAATTGTTCCTAAATCACCATAAGCGGTTCCCGAAACAACATAATCACAAACAGCATTAGCATTACCCGTAAAGTCTGGATTATCAAATAAACCTAAATCAAAATTAGAACAACCTAATAATCTTGTTCTCATATATTGCGTAGTAAAGGTAGAACAAGTTGGGGTGATGGTTTGGGTTGGTGTTAAGGTAGGTGTTGCGGTATTCGTTGGAGTTCTTGTAGGGGAACCTGTTGGTGGCGGAGTAGGTACAATCGTACAACATCCTTCTAAAGTACTAAACCCTCCTGTTGGAACATCTAAAGCACATATTTCAAATGTCGAGAAGAAGCCTATTTGTATATTTCTAACTATTCCATCACAACCCGTATAGGTATAAACTGGATTTGTAAATGATGTTGATAATAGATATTTACGACAAGCACAAGTTGGGGTAGGCGTGTTTGTTTGTGTTGTTGTTTGTGTTATGGTTGGTGTTATGGTTGGTGTGGCAGTATTCGTAGGAGTAGCGGTTTGTGTTGCTACAATAGTACCTGTTGGTGTTCTCGTTGGTGTTGCGGTTGGCGTGGGTGTGATTAAAATAGGGTCGCAAATCTTTATACTACCATCTTGATTTAAACGAGTAATATATGGACTTATAACCCCTTGATAATTTGTGAAATAACCAACAACTAAAATATAACCATTATAATCATATTTTACATCTCCTACTTGTAAATTAAAACCTGAACCCACATTAAACGAAGTATCATAAGAACCATCAGTATTTAATCTGGCAATACGAGAGGTTGATATACCATTATAAGTTGTGAATAATCCACCAACTAATATTTTTCCATCTGGTTGTAAATCCATACTTCTAACACTTGAGCCAAAATCCGTGTCGAACCCTGTTCCTATTATAAATGAAGTATCATAAGTGGCATTAGTATTTAACCTTAAAATATTATTTGTTGTAAATCCATCATAATTAGTAAAGTCGCCACCGCAAATTATTTTTCCGTCGGGTTGTACTAAAATCCTATGAACTTGACCTCCACCAAATCCTATACCTGAAGGAATAAATGAAGTATCACGGGTTCCATCGGTATTTAATCTTATTATTTTACGAGCAGAAACTCCATTATATGATATAAAATCACCACCACATAATATTTTTCCATCCGCTTGTAATTCTATATCAAGTACTGAAGAGTTAAAACCAGTTCCTATTGTAAATGAAGTATCAATACTACCATCACTATTTAATCTAACAATACGATTTCTTGATACACCACTATATGTTGTGAAAGTACCCCCTAATAATATTTTTCCGTCAGGCTGTACTACAACTGTTTCTATTGTGTTATTCGCACCTGTTCCTGTAAAAATCGTAGTATCTAAACTACCATTTGTGTTTAATCTGGCAACTCTACCACGAGATACAGAATTAATTTGTGTGAAATCACCAACAACTATTAATTTACCATCTGGTTGTACTAAACCATCTTCAAAAAATCCAGACCCAAATGTAGTTAAACCACTAAATGTAATATCTTTACTACCATCATAATTTAACTTTATAAAATTGATTGTACTTAATCCTTGATATTGGGTAAAAGAACCTGAAACATAAAACTTCCCATCTGGTTGTAAAATTAATGTTAATGCTCTATTATTAAACCCTGAACCCAAATCTAAACAAAGACCAGGACATTCCGTTATAGTTGGTGTTAATGACGGAGTAATCGTAGCAGTATTGCTTGGAGTTGGTGTTATTCTCAATTTATTTATAATCATATTCTATATCATTAACATATCGCAGCAACAGTTATGGTTGGAGTACCTGTATAACCTAATGTTCCATCTTTAATACATCCAGTAAAGATTGTTTGACCTACTAATATCAAACCACCTGTTGATGTTTCCGTTCCACAAACAATACCAGACCAATTCACATCAAAGAATGTATCATTAGTAATTTGCCAGTTGGTACAAGTTTCAGCAGGTGGTGTTGATGAAGGAGTGGGTGTCATCGTAGGTGTTTCAGCAATTGTTCCTGTTGGACTGCTCGTTTGTGTAGGGGTGGGATTGATTGTTCCTGTTGGACTGCTCGTCATCGTTGGTGTATTCGTCATCGTTGGTGTAGCACCAGGACATACTGTACCCGTAGGTGTTAAAGTCGGTGTGATTGAAGGGGTTAAACTTATCGTTGGACTAACACTCGGGGTTGGAGTGGGTGTGTATCTAAATGCCATTACTTATAAATATCATTTTTAACAAGGAGTTCCACTTGTGATTATGGTGAATACAGCCAAGTCAGCGTATGGAATACCTGGTTGTACTGAACCTAATTGAATACAATCCGTAATTGTATAACTACCTAATGAACTAACAAACTCATATTGTATATTTCCATTACATAAATTATATTTTATCCACCCTGTATCAGTTATGTTTAATGTTGTATTCACTCTACAAGCAACACCTGAAGGGGTTGGTGAAGGTGTGTTGGTCGGGCTTGGTGATATGCCAGGGGTTGGAGTGGGTGTCCTCGTTGGTGAAGGTGATAGATTTGGTGTGTTCGTAGGAGTGGGTGTAGGTAAAGGAGTCCAACTAACACAAGGTGTGAATGAACTTACACAATAGGTAAATCCTGTATCTTGAAATGAACTATACAGACCACATATCGTTATTGAACTTAATGGGTCAAGCGTCCAAGTACCATCAATTTTATCACAATACTTAAAATTAAATGTGCTCTGTGTAATTCCTGTATTGGTAATCGTCATAGAAACACAATCACCAGTATATGGTGTTGTTGTTTCATCTGTTATTCTCAAATCAAAACTTGGGGTTGTTGCGGAACAACTACTATAAGTAGCATAATCCCAAAAGATGTAATAATTGAAGGTCTGTGTTCTATAAATATCAAAATACGGAATGGTGTAGGTATATGCTTCGTTGTATTCTGTTCTAACAACTTTATATCTTTTTATATTTTCAAAAGGTTCATAATCTAACGGGCCCGTATAAACATCCACATATTGACCTTCAAAGGCCCATACAGGATATACAATATCCGTGTGTGTATGTATTACATCACAAGGGTCGCTACAGTTTATTAAATCGTAAAATAAAACTGGTGTTGATGTATAATCTCTTGTTAGTTTTACTAACTCAACACTACACATACCAGGTGTAAGAAGTGAAAGTCCTGATATTTTATTTATCCTGAACTTTGTATTCTTTATCATTATCGTTTCATTAAAGTACAGTCCCGCAACTTCCCAAGGCGTTAGATACATTTGTACCTGATAAATCTTATTTTCATCATCAGTCAAATCATCAATATAATCTTTGTAATATCTATCGTATTGGTTTTCTATAGTTGGATATACTAATTCATCAGGTGTGAATGTATTACTACTATCATAAATTGTATAATGTGAAAAACCATCAATAGCATATGGATATGTTGTATTACGATTGTAATTTGGGAATGTTCCCATACTTGTTAAACCAATATTTGTAAATGGACTATTCGTTCCAGCGTATCTGTAAAAAAATGGATTTGATGATGTATTACCTGTTGGTATAGATACTGACTTGAATGTCTGTCTTGGTATAGAACGAAATGGTCTATACTCGAATGTAGAAATACCATTATTGTTATTCTCTTTGGTGATGAAATAACAAGGTAAAGCAATATTCGTATCACCTGAAGCATTCAAATAATAATCGGTATTCTGTCCTAATGTTTGTGTTAGATTTGTTGTTTGATTTTTGTAATCAATATCTAAATCAAATTGGTTTTGACCGAAGGTTTTATTACTTCTCTTTGTGTATTCTATGTTAATATAATCCTTGTCTGCTTTATTAGAAGCAAAGATTGTACCGTTGATTAGATTCGTGGTCGGATAAAGATTTTGTGTAGCATCATAATCTACTTTATCAGTCCAATCTAATAATTGACCTTTACCAATATAATCGTTAATAGGTTCAACTATTAGTGTCTTTGTTTTTGTAGGATGTTCTACAACAACAAGATTGAATGTCTTATTTATATTTTGTATGAAATCAATTTGTTTTTGGTCGCAGGACATCTCCTTATGAAGTTCAATTTCATACGGTAGAACATTAGGATAAGATAAAGTATTGAATGAAGCACCCGTTATAATCCAACCAGGTTGATTGATTGTATATGCAAAGAAGTATAAATCTGTTCCGTTGAAACTACCTAATGGTGTAGTTGAACCCGTAAAATAATAGGTATTTGTTGCATTTGGGCCTGAATCGAAACCGAAAAATGGAACTGATGATATGGTTTGACCTACAATAGTTGAACCAGAATTAGCCGTATATCTGACTAACCACATATCACCGATAAAATCACCACAACTCGGAGGATTAGAACAATAAGTAGAACCAGTATAAACATTTGTTATACTCATTTCGTAAGTGATAGGATTACCATTAGAATATGGTAAAGCGAAAAAGTATTGTGTATATGCTGATATTTGTGGAGCAATACCAGAATATTCAGCATAATCTAATGGATTGAATCCCAAGTTTTCCTCAACAATATTGAATGGTTTTAACATATCCAACGCAAAAACACTCGAACCTCCTATATCAAAAAAATTAATGGGTAGTTGTGAAGTATAACCTGAAGTATTAACCCATTTATATTTGTAGTCCGTGGCTTGAGCCATAAATGGTTGCTCTGTATTGAAAGAAAGTGGTATGTAATATCTACCAAAATAGTCAGTATCAAAAAAGGAACTTTCCAAATAATATCCTGCTTGATTCACAATCAATTCATATAATGTTCTCGTTCTCACAGAAGGAATAAGATACGATGAAATAACAGGACTACCTGAAAAGTCAAAGAAACCTGTTGTTCCTGAAAAATCAAGAAGTGGGGTATTCTTGGTGTTGATGTCCCTGATATCTCTAAAGGTTGAACCAGTATAGTCATAACCCCTTTGTCCTAAAACATATTGAACTTCTCCTGTATTAACTGGATTTGGTGTTATTGGAGCAGATGGATTAGCAAGATTATATGAATATGGATTGTGTAATGATGGGTCGAAAAATAAAGTTTCTGTTATATTTGTATTGTATAATGAGTGGTTCAAGGAACTCGTATCAACATTACATAATGCTTTATCACCGATGTTCGCTACAAGGTCTCCCACAGCTGAATAGAAGGTTATAGAATAGGTCTTTTCAATCTTGTTGATAGATACACTATTCAATCTTACATACCCGTTATAGAGTTCGTATCCATCATAGATGAGGTCTGCTTCAAACTTTTTCTTGGGGTTCCAATCTGTGAATACTTGGTTAATATCAAAGAAGTAATTGAAGATGTAGTTATTGTTCTTACTACCTGGCACCTTGAACTCTTTTGTGAAGGCACTATTCTTTTTTGTTATGTCCTGTATCTCCGCAAAGGATACTTCCATATCAATATCTTCATTACCATAGAGTTCAATAAACTCTTGGTTCCCATTTACATAAGTTCGTATTTGTAATCCCATATATTATCCTTGTGTTCTATAGCGTTTAACATCAGCATATCTCAAGTCAAATGTGTATTGAAATATCTTTTGGTATTGTCTTTGGAACTTTTTTAATTCTCTGTTTTCCAACACAACTGGTAATAGGTATTGGTATTGTCTTATCTCACCTAAACAACTCTCACAATTATCAATATCAGGTTGAGCACAAGGGTCAATCATTTCTGTTGTTCCTTCTATGATATACACTTCAGGTGAGTTGAATATTTCCTCCACAACTACTGTGTCTTCGTCAGTCATAAAGTTAGACATACATTCTATCTTGTAAGTAGCAAGTTGGTCGTAAATTGTTATACCTCTTTGTGATGACCCCATTGAATAAAATGACTTGTCTAATGAACTTTCTTGTCTGTATTGTTTTCTTTCTACCTCAAATGTCTTGCTTGATTTCTTACCGAATGTATAAGTGTCCCACATACCTCTACCATTCAAGAACAATAGATGAATAGGTTGGTTAATACAATCAGGGTCTTCCATATAGAACTCAAGTATCTCACTTGTTCTTGCTGAAAAGTTCATATCACTACCTGATGTTAGATAGAAACATAATTTCTGTGAGTCCTGTGGTATTACATTCGTTCCTGATTGAGTTATGTTCCACGGCATATAGAATACAGCATTCTTCCATATATCATAGTTGTTGGTAAATCCTGTTGATACATTAGCAGTATATGCGGAATAAGTGTAGTTTTGACCTTGTAAATCAGCACCTCTCACCACTACCCTTGTAGTTTGGTTGTTAAAATAGTCGTTTTGTCCGTCCAAAAATGAAATGATGATAGGACAATCGGGGTGATGTTGTCTTCTTCTAACCCTTTGTGATACGAAACCATCTTGTGATATTGTCTTGTATTCTCTTCCACCAGCATTTAGAAACTCACGAGGCCCACAAGTTGTATCAGGACCAGTAGTGTATATGTGTCTAAACAAATCATAGTAATACCACGACTGATTATCTACTTGGAAAAAGTTAGGGGATTGTGTATAACCCGAACCTAATGTTGCTCCTGATAGAAAAGGTGATGGGATAAGTTTATTATCCACACCAGGAAATATGTTGATTGCTGCTGGTTGATATGAACCTAATAAGTCCATATCCAATATGATTGAATTTGTTGTAGTGTCTTCGTATTCACACCCCACCTTTACGATGTATTGTTCTGCATGCCATAACACAGGAACAGTAGCACTCAAGTTATTACCACCATAGATGTTGAACGCATTTAGTGTCCTTGTTTCTTTAGCATCACTCATCGTCAATACAGAGTTTTCCTCTGCAACAAAGTTCAAGTACGGGTATGTTGTCCCCGAAAATCTTGGATTGGCTTTAAGGAATGTTCTAACTATTTCTTCCAACTCAACGATTGCTTTACCATAAGAATTAGGACGAACCTTTAATCTTGCTGTTGGTTGAGGATTACCTGAAAAGTTTATACTATCTGGTCTAAAATAGACATCAATTACAAACTTGAAGTTCTGTAATGTATATCCTGTCGATGATATTGTGTAGATGTGCTCACCATTACTCGGGGTAATAGTTAGAGGTGATTGTTCTACATTTATTATTACGCTCATATTATTATGGTTCTTGAATTATTTTTGTTAGGAAGGTTTGTAAGTCCATTCCAAGTTGTGAAGCAGGCCCATTAGGTTTATTGAACTCCTTGATGAATACATCAAAACTATCGTCATAGAAGTTTGTTGGTTGAATACCAAACTTCTGTATTGATTTGGATATTGCGAATGCCACTCCTTTAATATTGAACTTCTTGAATCTACCTTTAGGGTCTCTATTCATTCCCTTTTTTCTCATCCAATCCATCAAAGGTTTTAGTGGAACATATTTACCTGGTTGTCTTCCATCATTTACAAACTTCCAATATTCTAACATACTGACCTTCATTCTATTTGTCTGTGGGTCAAATGAAACATTTATAGAGTTGTATAGATTACCTGTTTTCTTTTTCATATCCCTCTTACCTGATGACGCCTTTTGACCGAAGTATCCTGGTGCGTATGGATAAGGTTTTGCTAAATTACTTTTTAGTGCTTCTTGAAACTTGGCAGCAAGTTCCTCCATAGCCGCATCAAAGTTCGGTTGTGGTATTGCTTGAAACGAATAGAATTGATAATTACTCACTTACTCCGTCGCTATTATTGTCGCAAGGTGGAAACTCTGCGTATGGTGCTATACACCTGTTTATTGCGTCAGGTACTCTCAATCTAATCTTACCAGTCCAACCATTTACATAGTCGTCGTAGGCCTCACCAAATGGGGTCATATCAATAGGATAATCTATATCCAACTGGCAATAACATTCCATTCCTGTTGCGTATTTTAGTTGAGCAATTACATCCTTCAAAATGTCTAATGTATCACTATATGTATCCAACTCGTTATCAAAGTTTTTGGTGTTCTGTATATCCATTATTAAGATATTGAACTCATAGGTGGTTTCCTTACCATCAGTTCTTGCCAGTTCAGGTATAACCCACATAGCAGGATAGAAGGGGGCTAAATTGGATTGCACATTGTCCTGCTTCAATCTCATCTCTGTATTGTAGATAAGTTGTTCTACATCACCAAATCCCCAAGATTGTATTTGTTCGTGATAATCGGCTAATTGTCTTAACAAGTCCATTATCTTTTTATAGTTATAGTATCCTACTGCGTTTGCCATATTATCTGTTTTTCATTTGTTGTTGAACTTTCTGTTGTTCCCTTTTTCTTATGTCGTTGATGTCCTTACTATATGATAAATAGTTGAGGACAAACACTAACGGATATTTAGTAATCTCTTCAATCTTCGTAATATCTTCCCCCGCCAACGAAACAAGAGTACCGAACCAACCCCAAAACTTATCAAAGGAACGAACTTCACGAGTATCCAAATCATCTTTGCCATCAGTTTCAACCTGACCCAAAAAGAGGCCTGAAAATTGCCTGATAAGGTTTTGCCTAAATGAAAAAAAAAATTGGTAGAACCACGAACATATTTCACAGGGAGTTTCTTGAACTCCTCTGCTTTGAGTTGTAATTCCTTTGAGTTGTATGGTTTATAGTTTCCGTTCTCGTCTAACTCACGATATAACATAGCCATTAGTAATGGCATTTCCTTTTTCTTTTCGTGGGGTTCCTTTGTTAGGTATGTATCTATGTCTATGAACTCACCGAATGTTAGATTTGGTAAATCAAGAAATCTGTAGTTTTTATTGTTGAAACTGAACTCGTTATAGAACTTGTCCCCATCTTGAGTTAAAAAAACGGAGATTTCGTTAGATAATTTAACAACCTCCATATAATCACTATTCTCAATATCTTCTTCTGTAAGACCAGTTATGAATGATAATAACTTTACACAGAACTCACGCTCATCAGTCCATTCTTGTAATAGAATAAGTTTAGACCACATCTCTACTGTGGGTTCTTCAATCTCGTATTGTTTTCCTTTATAGTTAAACTTCATCATATAAAAATATCATTTTTGTTTTTTTTATTCACAACTCTTTGGTTATGTCTTTGTGTTTTCTTATCTGCCCATCTACAATTTGTAGGTTCATAATTTCCGTCAGGATTTATCCTATCAAGAGTAAAACCTTTTGGTCTATTTCCCATATCTTGTAAAAAGTTATTGAATGAGTTTAACCATCTATCACATACAGTAATTCCACGACCACCGTATAATGAGTAGTTTTGTGATGTCTCATATAAACATCTATCTTTCATACATCTCCAAGAGATATATTCAGGACTTCTATAACCAGCATTAGTGGTATGTCCGTGTTTTCTTTGGGGTTGATTTTGTCTAATCAAATTGTATTTGTGGCACCCACAACTTACAGTATGATTTGTGATTAGGTGGGTTAAACTCACTTTGAGTTCATTACCACATTCACACTTACAAACAAAGGCTCTTTTTTTTTGTCCGCTTGGTTGTTGGTAAGGTTCTGTTTCATAAGCAATTTTTAACTTATTGAATTGTTCTCCAATTTGGACTATTCTTTTTTTACTCATAACTAAAATTATCTAACAACATATTTACCATAATTGATTTTCTTTTTAAGACATTCATTAGCGAGTGCTAAACTCATAACCATATCATCGTGAAACCCCGCAGGACTTCCATATTTCACTCTTCTACTCTTTGGTGAATATTCATAGGTGAAAACAGATAGTTCCTTGTATAGGTCTGTATTTAACTCTGGTGATGGTAGTTTCAATTTCATTTCATTTAGAGATAAAATCAATTCTTCAATTAGATTCTGTTTCGTATCATTTGTGGTGATGAATGGTTCTATGTTCGAGTATTGTTTTTTTATCTGCTCAAATATGGGGTCTCCAATTCCATTTATTTCTATAATACTTCTTGCGTTAAACTCTCTTAAATGTTTTACTATTTCACTTACGATTACATTCCAACTATTCTGTCTGTCCTTAAATATTCTAACAACTTCACCTTTACTATTTAATATTGTTAAAACAGTATAGTCATTTGCCCTACCAATATCAAGTCCTGCGTAATATCTATCATTATCTTCTTTATTTGGATACGAACCTAATACACAACAATTCTTTAATGAACCGAATACTTCCCCACCATCATCTATGAACTCTGCCAGTATCTCCTGTTTGTATATTGTTTCAGGTAAGGACAACTTTGCTTCTTCCAACTCTTCTGCTGTGATGAATGGTGTATCGAACGATGTTGCGTAGAATGTTTTGTATTGGGGGTATTCATCACTCATACCTCTCATAGCCAGATTGTAAAACCAGTTCCTTCCCTTTGGTGTTGAGATGAATAAAACCTTCTTACCATTCACCAATACTGTTGGTCTTAATACTGTGTTCCATACTTCGTCTTTGATGTATGCTGCTTCATCTACAACAAGATAATTGAGTGTGTATCCTCTTAATGTATCTTCTCGTTCTCCTGACCTGAAATAGATTACTGACCCGTTGATAAAGGTGATTGTTAGTTCGCTCTTGTTGATTGCCTTGGTGAGTCCTGTTCCTGCTATTGTATTCGTTAGTTCTGTGAATACTTTTTTTGCTTGTGAATAAACTGGTGATACCCACATAGACACAGAGTTATTATCTTCGAGTGCCCACTTGAGTAATAGGTTCATCGCTGTAAATGATTTACCTGCTTGTCTTCCGAAACATCCTACGATATACTTGATGTTCTTTGATAAACAAGCATCAATAATCTCTTTCTGTTTTTTGGTGGGGGTAAATCCCTGAACTGTTATTTCTTTATTCACTTATTATATTATCAAACCATTTATCTATGTCGTAGTATCTACTGTTTGTTCCTTTGTCGTTGAAAGATGATACTTGTAATGTTTTTCTAACACCTAATCCGTGCAATTTATCTTCATATTGTGGTGGATATTTTTTTCCTGTTCCACCTTTACTAACAACACCATCATTCAACATATCATCACAGACTAGTATATTGGCGGGAAATCTACCACCATCTTTATATTCTTCCAATTCTGTTGTTCTATGAAATCCTTTACCTCCACCATATATTGTTCCACCTGTTTGTATTGGTAATTTTTTTCCTAATACAATACCACTCTCGAATGGTATTCTACAATCATCTATCCAACTTATACCTTTACTATACATCTATTAAATTATCAAACCATTTATCTATGTCGTAGTATCTTGAATTAGAACCCTTGTCGTTATACTGAACCCCTTTCATTTTAACAACTTTTCTGTTCTTTTCTATAAAATTAAAATGGTGTGCGTCATTTATGTTTATCATTTCCATTTTTCCATCACCACTTCCACTACTATAAATTATACCATCATTCAACATATTATCACTTACAAGTAGATTAGCGGGGAAACGACCTTGAGTGTTTATTTCATAACTTTCCCCACCAGTAAATCCATAACCTAAATCAATTCTTTTTCCTCTATAGTCATTAAATCTTGATAAACCATCGGTATTCTTTTCTTTGTCTTTCTCATCTACAAAAGGTATCCTACAATCATCTATCCAACTTATACCTTTAGAATAACTCTTGCTGCCCATTACTAATCTTTTCCTTCAATAACTTTTTAAGGTCTTGTTTTGATACTTGGAACCTCTCCTCCGCTATGTCGTAATACTCCTGTGTGAAATCTATGTAGATATGGTTTCTGTCTAACAATTTACAAGCCAGTCCTGTTGTTCCACTTCCACCAAAGGGGTCTAAAATCCAATCACCAGGTCTTGTAAATAAGGTGATAAGATAAGACATCAACTTAATTGGTTTAACCGTTGGGTGAATATTCTTTGCTGTCGTTGGTCTATTCTTTTGTGGAACATTAAACTTCTCTTGTCCTTCGTCCCTCTGTGGTTTCTTCTGTTCCTCACCACTCAATCCAAAGTCCTTCTCCTTCTTTGCTGGTTTCGGTGTTTGTATTAGTGGATAAGTCATCTTGATATTATCAGGTAATGCCTCAAAGTTTAATACCTTATCAATATAAGAACCTTCACTAAAAGGTTTCATTCCAACGATGATTATTTCTCTTGCTGGTTTAGGTTGGAACCCTGCCTTACTACCTTCGTATTTCTTTGCTATGTCAGTTGCTGGTGCTGTAATAGTATAAATCTTATATCCATTCTCATCATATTCAATATGTTCTCCCATCCCTTTACCTCCACCCAAAACATTCGGTTTTCCATTAGTGTATGGTTGAACTACTTTATCAACAACCTCTCTCTCAGCATTGAACCTCTTATCAATCATCTTGCTAACATCTGACGCCTTTGGAAACCCTGAATGATAAACCCATTCTATATTACTGAATGATAAGTCAAACCCTGCTTCTTCAAGGTCTCTACTTATTCTCCATAATACATCTGTTCTTGGTGCTGCCATAACTGTAATGAATGCACCTGGCTTTAATACCCTAAAACATTGTCTCCATATTTCAGTATCAGGTAATACTTTATCCCATCCCTTATTCATAAATGAATATCCATACGGGGGGTCAGTACATAACATATCAACTGAGTTATCTTGTAGTTCTTTTAGTTTTTCTGCGGAGTCCCCGCACATCATTATTGTTTCTTGTTCCATATATTTCTCCTATTATTTGATTGTTGTAGTGGTGTTGCCCATCTTACATTTGATGGTTCATAATCACCATCAAAATTTATTCTATCTAATGAGTATTCATTACTTGGTTTGTACCCCATATCCTCTAAGAAGTTTTGGAATGAATGTTTCCATCTATCACAAACTTTAATACCTCTACCACCCCAATATTTGTATTGTGTTGTATTAGGATTATAACATCTTTCTTTCATATGAAGCCAAGCCTTATACTCCTTCGTTCTTGAATGATTATGAGTTATTGGTCTTGATTTTACAAGTTCAAGATTTAGACAACCACAACTTTTGGTTTGACCTTTTGTAAGATAAAATAGTTTAGTGGTAATCTCATTACCACATTCACATCTACATTTAAATTGTCTTTGAGTTTGTCCTGAAGGTTTCCTATATGGTTCTACTTCCTCAATTATAGTCAGTCTTCCCCAATTATCGTCTTCTTTAATTTCCTTCTTCTTCATTACCGAAGTTTAATTTAATGGTTTTAGTTGTTATTTCTATTTTTTCTGGTTGTGTCAACCCCTGTAATTTAGCAAGGTCATTAAGTGATTGTCTTGCGTTGGTATAGTCATTATTGATTAAGGATTGTTCGTATATGTCCCAATACTTCTGTGTATGTTTCAGGATTAGTTTGTCCTTCTCTAACTCAAACTTTTTCTTGAGTAGTACCCACACTTTAGTCCAGTATTCGTTTGCTTGTGATTTAGACATATTTGCTGTGTCCTTACAATATTTCACAAACTCATTATAGGATAAGTGGTGTTCCAAGATTTCTCTTGCTGCGTTGTTGATGAATGTTCTTTTCTCCACATCGGTCATTCTCTTTGCAAAGGAACCCTTTGGTCTCCCCGCTGGTCTTGGTGCTAATGGGGTTAGTGGTAAGTCATCATCAGGAATTATTATGTCCGTCATTTGTTTTTATTTTGATTTCTGTTGGTTTATTCTGTTGTTCTTCCAAGTATCTCTGCTTGGCTTCTTCGTATATCTTTCTTTTCAACATCTCAAGTTCCCAATTCCCCTTCTTTAGTTGTTCGTTTCTCTTGGCAACTCTCTTGTTATGTTCTTTTTTGCCTCCTCGTAATTTACTTTTTGCCATATTCCATTTGTATTTTATTAGTTAGGGTATTAAATAATGTTCTATAAATTAAAAATAATATCAATATCCTATAAATAAATATGGGGAAGAAGTAAAAAAATTACAACTCCCCCAATTTTCAGCATAGAAAAACAAAAACCCGAACAATCTTTCAACCATTAATTACCCTCATTTAATAGGGTAGAATATCTTTTTTCAAGGTTTTTACAGATATTATAAAAACATTTACCACAACCAGGTGTCTTTTTTTGTTTCAATTCTCTGTTATAAAAACCATATATGTAATTTATTTCCTCTCTTGATAGTCCATATTTCTTTATCAACTTGATTACATTATCCCATTCTTCTCTGGTTGATAATCCAAATGATAGTTGAATCTCTTTTTCTTTTTCACACTCCTCACAATCTTTTTCTTTATCTGTGAAGGATAGTTCTTCGTTCAATTTCAGTTCTGTTTGCTGTGTCTGTGTCTGCTCCGTACTCATAGTTCCATCTTTTTTTGTTTTTTATTTTTGTTATGTGTCCTCTCGATACACCGAACATCTGTGCTATTTCCCTATCAAATAGTGTGGTATTCTCACATAAGTCCTTGATAAGTTTAACATCGTTTTTGTCTAATTTTATTGCCATTTTTCCTCCCATTTTTGTTTCACCCAATCTTTCATTTCATTTATTGTTTTTCTTATTGAATATCTTGGGATTTTAGTTTTTTTATGTATTGGTTCAATCTTCCTATGTTCCATATACAATTTGAATAAACCTATGTTGTACCAGTTGTCTGGATTGTTTTTTAGTTCTTCTTCGAGTAGATTGTTTAACCATTCCACACTTGGTGTTTCTTGGTATGGTTCATCTATCGTATCAGGTATATCAATCCATTCACTACTAAATCTTCTGTATGTTCTTTGGAACTTTGAGTTATTGGAATAGTATTGATTGTATATGGTTCTGGTTAAGAAATACATTTGTTCTTGTGGTGTCTGTAGGTTATTCCATTTCTCGTTCGTTTCAAGTTGAATAAGAATGTCGTGTAATAGGTCTATGTGTCGTTCATCCCCTTTGGTTAGTTTCCAAGCGAGGTCTCTGTATTGTTTGTATCGTTGTTCCAACATAAGTGGTTCCAACTACCTCTTTTGAATGTTGTATAAAGATAGTTAGTAGGTATTTGGTATTCATAAGATAATTTCCATACAGATACACCATTTAATCTTTTGGTTAGTATATCTCTTCTCTTATCATCATCCAAATTGTATTTGTTTATTTTTTTATTATAAATATTCTTCTTCATACAATTTTCTTTATTGGATATACAAGCCAGATTCTCAATCTTGTTGTTGAGAACATCTCCATCAATATGGTCTATTGTTTGGGGACAATCACATTCGTTGAATGCTGCCCATACCAACCTTGAAACCTTCTTGGTGTATTTCTTGTTCTTATATGAAATGCCCACCTTTTGATAATGTCTATTATCAAAATCACTTTGAGCCATAATTGTATTTCTCTTGATGTTCTTTATTCTACCGAGATTTGATGCCGCATAGGTTGGAAACATCGGTATTTGTTTCCAGATTTCTTGATTACTCATAACTACAATAATTTTGATTTATACCATCCCCGATGGCTTGCTCATATTCTTCTTTTTCTATTTGTTTATTCTCTAACCACATTTCATACTCATCGTCAAACATAAGGTCAAACTCTGTGTCTGTTAGGTACTCGTGGTAGTATTCTTTCATCGCTCCCATATTTATCCTTTTTTTAGTTCTTCTAATACACCTTCCAATTTACTTATCTCCACATAGTAAGGAGCCATACTTCTTTGTATGTCTAATACTTTATCGTTGAGTTTTTGTCTTTCAATCTCTATTTCCTGTATATCTTTATACCTGTTTTCAATTTCTTTTCTGTGTAATGAAACCATAACTTCATTCCATTCAATTAATTTTTGTAGTGTTTTCTTTTCCATTTTTATCTATTGTTGAATTGATTATCTAATTGTTCTATCTCAAGGTAAGTAAGACCATCACAACATTTGCCTATTGTATTGTCCCACTCGTATTGTAGCATATCACAGATTTCTCTGTCCTTTGATTTAACCTTGTCTGTGAGGATTTGGTCTATATCCCATTCCTCTAATGTGTTTCCGCTTACTAATAATGTTTTCATAGTTGAATAGGGTTTACAGGGATTTCTACTATGGTTGTATAACCACCAGCTTCATTTGGATATGAGCTCTTGGTATATTTTGCTAATTCACCATAAAGATTGGTGATTTCGTGAGCGTGGATACATTTACCATTTTCCATAACTCTTACAATAATAAAGTTTTTTTGTTTGTTCTTTTTCATATTCTATTTTGTTTTCTATAATAATAAATATAACACAACATCTACAAAAGTCAAATACTACAATAAAAAAAAGAAAAAAAAATTAAGCCATAGCGGACATCATCTCACCATCACTTGACCTCTTATCTACTTTGGTAATGTATAATCGTTCAAGGGTGATTAAAAAGTTTTCCATTTCTGATTGGTACTGCTCGACTGATAAGGTATAGATATCCCTTTCCTTGAGTTGTAGTTTCATATCTAATGTTGTAAGGAATATATGTGCTACTGTTTCACCGAACTCTCTTTTGAGTTTTTTATAACTTTGTATTGTGAAGTAGTCGAACTCTAATGGTTCAAGGAACATAGATGTTAGTTCCTTACTGATTGA